ACGTGCCGTCGAAAGTGATCGAGGCGTCCGCGAGGCCGAGGAGGCGTTCGAAGGCGAACTTGTCGATGCCGGTGACGTCGATCACGGCCATCGGGGTGGAGATCTTCAGGTCGTTGAAGTCGTTCTTGATGGCCTGGGGGGTGCCGCTCGCATCGTCTACGGACGCTGTGGTCCACCCAAGCCCGGTCTGCTTTGCCATGGCCTTTACATCCCTTCTAGTACATGCCCTGTTGGGCCTGGTCTGCGAGCTTCTGCTGGTTCAGGGCGAAGTGCTCCACCCAGTCGTCGGCGTTCTGGTGCTGCCGCACGCGACCCGACGGGTTGCCGCGCCAGTCGCCATGGCTGACCACGTACAGCTCTGGGCGCGTCCGGTGCTCGGCGAAGCAGCGCTGGAACGCCTCGAACACGAACACCGTCAGCCCCTCGGCGCTCTTGCGCTCGCGGAAGGTGCGCCCGGACTGCCAGCGGATGTAGTGCGCCGACGCCCGCCCGGCCTGCGTGCGCTCGTCCACCGTCGTCTGCCAGCCGTGCGCCCACGCCTGGCACCCGGCGTCCTTGCACGCGGTCACGATGCCGCTATCGCGGGGCGTGGCGATCTGGAACGTCTGGTAGTCCTCCACGCGCCCCTGGGGCGCAAGCCTGTTGACCATCAGAAAGCCACGTTCGCGACTAGGTTGCGGTCGAACACCACGGCGAACTTCAGGCTCGTGAAGCCGCCCGAGGTCGTGGTGGCCACCCGCAGGTACCGGCGCACCGTCGCCGTGTTCGACAGGGCGATCCGCTGTCCCTGCGGCGTGCTGCTCGTGATCTGCGCGAACGACCCGGACGCGATGTTGCTGAAGGTGGAGTTGTCCGCCGAGTCCTGCACCGTCACCGTCGCATCCGTCCCGGTGAACGCCATCACCTGCAAGTACATCTGCGCACCGAACGCCGTCGTCACCGTCCACGCCCACGTCGGCGCAACCGTGTACGTGAGGGTGATGGACGCGCCGGCCGGGAGCGTGTACGTGCCCGCCCCGGTACCGACCGAGACGCCGTTGATGACGACGTTCGTCATCGTGCCGCCGGAGATCACCACGGTGACCGGCATCGGCGAGGTGTTCGCCACCGGAGTCCCCGACGCCGGCACCGACGGCGCAGTCACGCCCGCACCGGAGTCGAACGACGTGCCGTTCGTTGCCGCGGTGTCGGTGCGCACCCACGGCGTGAGCAGCTTGCCCCACTCGTAGCCGAAGCTGTTGGACTGGGCGCTGACCGCGATCGTCAGGGACCCGTCGGTGGCGCGCGTCGGCGCGTAGTCGATCTGCTTCGAGACCATGCACGCCGCATCCGCGCCGATCGTCGGAGCCGAGGCGAACATCACGTGCACATCGGTGCGCGGCAGCAGCGACAGCGGCACGTGGGCGCCGGTCTTGTTGAAGAACGTGGTGAACGACCACTGCCCGTCGAACTGGCCGAGCTGGCGTTCGAACGCGGACTCGGTGATGTCGGTCATGTCGATGGTCTTGTTGCCGCCGGTGGCGATCTTCCCGAGCGACTGGGTGTCGCCTGAGATGTCGTAGCCGCCGACCGCGAACCGGTTGCCGAGCCCCGTGGACTTCGCCATGGTCACTCACCTGCCTTGACGGGCACGAGGCCGCGCCGCGTGCGGTAGTGGGTGGCGTAGCCGCGCACGTCGGCGTACCGGTCGGTCTTCAGCGCCGCGTGGGCTTCCGCGGCCGCCTGCACCGCGGCCGGGTCCACGCGGTCCTTATCGAGCACGCTCACCCGGTTGCGCGAGACGCTCATCACCGGCTGGCCGGTACCGTCGTCGGCGTCGTACCAGCGCAGCACGGTGCCGTCCATGACGGTCGGCGTGATAGTCACGATCATGTGCGCCTCCTCACTCAGTGTTGATTCGGTCGACCAGGGCGTCGATCCGGGGCTGTGCGATGTCCACGGCCGCCCGGTCGGTGATCGCGTAGGCGTGGGACAGGTTGTGGTAGCCCGGGAATCGGGTCACCGGGAAGTTCCGGCTGCCGACGCCCTCGAGCCACGGCCCGTACGGCAGATCGTTCGTCACGCCCCACCCGTCGTTGACGAGCGTGTCGGGGCCGTCGTCCACCGTGTGCGCGAACGACTCGTACACGTGCCCGTTGACGCGGAACGTGGCGTCCATGCCGGCCTGCCACACGTCCAGCGCGTGCTCGCCGACGTCGTGCCGGATGTCCGCGACGGCCTGCCTGGTCCATGCCGCGGCGCGGCCGTCGAAGACCGGGCCGGACAGGGTCACTTCGGTATCCGTCATGAGGACGCCACCTGCTCCCATAGGTCGTCGATCAGCAGCGGCAGCGTGATCGTCATGACGCGCAGGATCGTGCTGTCGTTCTGCTTGACGTAGCCGGCCTGCCCGCCCATCTCCGGGCCGTACGCGCCGAGCAGGTCCACGGCCATCACGACGCCGTCGAGCGTGAAGTCCGCGGAGTAGCTGGCGCAGAGCGTGAACGCCGCGTCGATCATGTTCGGGTCGATCGCGTCATACGGCTGCTGCACGGCCGACGTGTAGATCCGCACGTTGAAGATGACGTCCACGGTGGTCTCGGACAGGCCCGACGCGCCCGGCGCCGGCCTGATGTCCTGCACCCAGATGCCGCAGGTCAGCCCCGTGGTCGGGACGCTCTCCGGCTGGTGGCCGTTGACGGTCTCGAACAGACCGGTAGCCAGCGCGTTCGAGGCGAGCGCATCGACGAGAGTGGATCCCTTCATCAGATCGTCCTCGTCCTCGACTTGCGCCCGTAGCGGGTGTACGCGGCGTCCGCCAGCTGCGGCAGGCCGGCGCCGATCTTCACGATCGATCCCGGGCCGGAGCCCTGGATCGTGGTGTAGCCGCCGGTCTTCTGCACCACATCCACCACCGCCAGCGCGGTGGCGTAGTTGCGCACCCCGGCCGGAATCAGCCCGGCCGCGGCCGCCGCGCCGCTGGCATGCGCGGCCGCCGTAGTGCCGTAGCCGCCGCGCACCACGGTCAGCAGCCGTGAGGCGTACACGGTCGCAGCCGCGTGGGTGGCGAGCACCGTGCCGTCCCAGGCCCGCTTGACGGTGACCACGTTGCCGGTGACGTCCACGGCGAGCATGCGCTCGGCGTCGAGCTGCAGCACCTCGCCGACGTGGATCTGCGTCCCGTCGGCCACCTGCAGCGCCACGTCGCTGGCCTTGTCGGTGGACGCTCCAGGGCCCTGCTGGGTCTGACCGGTCGCCACCATCGCCCGGTCCGCGATCAGCATGCGCTCCGTGTCGACGACCAGGACGTTGCCGACCCCGACCGGCGCGGCGTTCGACACCGTCACCGCCGTCGAGGTGGCGTCGCCGATCGCCGCGGCCAGTTGGCCGGCCGGGGCAGTCTTAGTCCAGTAGCCGAACGGCCCGGTAATCGCGACGTCCCGCTGCGGCGTCGGGCCGACACCGAACCCGTACGGCAGATCCCGGCGCAGCTCAAGGTACGTGTACGGCGGTGCGGAGTTGACGGGCTCGAAGTAGCAGGCCTCCAGGGGGATGGCCTCACCGCCGGTGGTGACCGAGGTCGGCAGGTCCGCGAGCTCCCACTGGTCGAGCCAGAGCCGCCACGGGTAGGCGTACTGAAAGTTCGGCCAGTCCCAATACCGGGTCAGGATCGTGGGGTAGAAGACGCGGTGCAGCTCGCCCTCGATCGTGTCGGTCGCTGCCTCGCAGGCGGCGTCCACGAGGGCGTCCTGCCGGGCGGTGAGCTTGATGTCCAGCGCGGTCTTCACGTCCTCGCGGGAGCAATAGGTGACGCGGGTGACTGCCATCTGGGTTCACCGCCTTCCTGTGGTCGTCGTGGTACTGGTTACGGGAGTCCGGAGTAGGTTCCGGGGCCTTCTGAGATGCCGTCGAACAAGCCGGCGGGCGGCTCGGGCCGGGTCCAGTCCTGCGGGTACTTCCAGCCGTCGTAGTCGCAGAACCAGATTCCGGGCTCCGACGGCGGGCCCGCGAGTAGCGGCTGGCCGCAGCGCGGGCAGGCTTCGGGCGGTCCCATGACGTACGGGTCGCGCTCGAACTCGAGCCGCGCCTGCTTGCGGATGTCGAGCAGTTGGTACCAGCTCACGGCACCTCACCTGCCTTCGTCGCGTCGTGCTCGGCGATCCTGGCCTTGAGCTCGGCCGCGGTCCCGGCGGCGGACAGGCCGCGCGCCTTCGCCGCCACCCGCAGTTCCTTGAACGAGCCGTCGAGCACCGGCATCGGCCGGGCCGAGACGCGCGCGGGGACCTCCAGCACACGACCGGCGAACGACGGAGCCACAGCGCCACAACGCCCGCACCGAAGGAACCCGACCGCGAATCGGTTGCCGCACGCGCACGTCTCGAGAGTCATGACTACGCCGCCGCCACTGCCGCGCCGTCGTCGATCGGCACGTACGTCAGGTCCCACTGCCACGTGCCCGTGGCCGCGGTACCGGTGGTGGTCAGCGTGATCGTGCCCGCCGGGACGACGAACCCGTGGGCCGAGGTCGGAGCGTTGCCGCCGGCCGTGGTCACCACGAGGTTCGAGGCCGCGGCCACCGGGTCCGGGAGCAGGATCTGCGAGCCGGCCTGCTGGCTCGCCACCGACACCGCGGTGCACAGGTCCGCGCCGGTGCCCGAGGCGGGCGCGACGGAGACCTTCAGCGTGTTCGTGGTCGCCGGCGACGCGGTGACCGCCACGCCGAGGAACGAGGTGATCAGCACCCGGCCGCCGGTGACCGTGAAGATGTTCCCGGTCGTGGTCGCCGGGAGCAGCGCCGCGGCCCGGGTGACCTTCTCGCCGAGCACCAGCCGGCGCAGTGCCTTGCCTGAAAGGTAGTTGGCCATCTCAGGCCCCGAGGATTTCGAGGTTCTTCGGGTCGCGCTGCACCACGAGGTCGTGGTGGATCGCGGTGACGAGGCCGCCGGAGCCGGGCGAGCACTTCACGTAGCAGTTCGGGTCGGTGAACTGCGAGGTGAAGATGGTGAACGCGACGGTGCCGGAGGCGATGGTGACGGCGTTGACGTAGCTGCCGTAGGCGAGCTTCGTGTCCGCCCATGCCGCGGTGCCGTTGGTCGCGGTGGACGTGTAGTAGTTGTGGATCATGCCGCCGCCGAGCGACGTGGTCGGCGGCGCGCTGTACGACCCGGCGAACGAGGACGCCACGGTGAGGGTGAACGTGTCGTTCCCGGTGCACACGAACGTGATCGCCGAGGCGCCGCGCATCTTCTGCCCGGCACCGGCCGCGATCGGGATGACGTTCAGGACCCGGCCGAGGCCTTCCATTCCAGCCATGCGACTTACCTGCTTCCTTGACTTGGATCTATCGGCGGGGCGTCACTGCCGCCTGGGACGCACGCCGGCCGGATGCGAGACCCGGCCGGCGAAGGTGATTACCGGGACGCGAGCTGCACGACCGGCGAGAGGGTCGGGCCGCCGTTCTTCGGGGTGAGCGGGGACTTGAGCCACGGCTGGCCCTCGCAGCGCTGCACCACGCGGTACGCGGTCTTGTCGTTCGCGAACTTGTAGTGCTCCGACGCGCTGACCTGCATCTCCATGCGGTCACCGATCAGGTAGTACGACAGGTCCACGAAGTTGATGTCGCCGGGGGTGCCGAGCGGGCCGGTCTTCTCGGTGAAGAACACGGGCCGGCCGAGGATGCTGATCGGCGGGGTGTCCGCGCCGGACTGGTTCGGACCGCCGATCCACACCGGGCCGCCGCCGGTACCCACGGACAGCGCCATGGTGGCCAGCTGGGGGAAGGTGTCGATCGAGGCGATCCACACCGCGCGGCCGAGGGAGGTCGGCAGCATGCGGCTGAACATCTTGACGATGTTCTCCCACACGATGGTCTGCGTGGTCTGCCCGGACTCGATCGCCTGCTGGATCGCGACCGGGGAGGTGATGAAGCCCTGCGGCTCGCCGGCGCCGGTGCCGGTCAGGTAGGCGATGTCCTCGAACCAGGAGATCGCCTTGGGGAAGGTGCCGTCGAAGTAGCCCGTGAACGCCGGGGCGTCCTGGAGCAGCTCGTTCGGGACCTCCGCGTAGGCGGTGAGTTTCTTGGCGTCGAGCACGACGCGGCCGAACGAACCCTGCGACTCGGTGAGCGGCGCGGCCTCCTCGGTCCAGAACGCCTGGACACCACCGAGAATGCTGGACTGGTGGCTCGTGTCGTCGACCATGGGGATCGGGACGCGCGCCGAGGACATCGGGATCACCGTGGCGCGGGGGCGCACGACGGCGGTCTCCAGGGCCATCTGGAGGATCTCGCTGCGCAGCTCCTCGGGGATGAGGAAGCCGCCGGAGGACGGGACCTCGGAGCTGTAGGAGTTCTGGACCTCCGTCAGCTTCGCGAGCTTCGGCGCGAGCACGTCCCGGTAGTCGCGGGCGCTGCTCGCCCGGTGCCAGGTCGCGCGGAAGAACTCGGCCGCGTCCTCGAAGATGCCGTCCGCGGCCACGCCGGGGGCGCGACGGTTGTACAGCGACTTCTGCGCTCCGGACGGCAGGTTCTTGATGTGCGGGGCGAGCTTGTGCGCCTTGTCGCCGGCGAAGTCCACCGGGGGCTTGTCGCTGCCGCCGTTCGCCTTGAGCATCTCGGCGACGATGAGCTGCGTCTGCTCCTGGACTTCCTTCTGGTACAGGCCCTGCGACGCCTTGACGGACTTGTCGGCGTAGCCCTCGATGAACTCGGAAAGGTTCTCCGGGGACTTCCACAGCTCGTTGAGGACCTTCTTGTCGCTGAGCGCCTCGGCGAGGCCCGCCGAGGATTCGGGGATGGTGATCGTCACTACTTTCGCCTCCTTAGGCGGTGAGCCACGCCGGGGCGGCGGGCTGGTCTTGGGTGATCCACGCCGGGGCGCTGTTGTCCGCGTCGCCACCGTCGTAGTCGGGGTTGATCTGCTTCATGAGCCGCTCGAGCAACGCCTTCGCGGCCGACTCGTTAGTCAGGCCCTGGGTCTGCGGCAGGCGGCTGAGCGCGTTGCGCACGCCGGCGGCGTTGGGGCCCTTGCCGGGGTACTTGTAGGGCAGCGCCCAGCTGTCCTGCTTCGAGGGGTCGCCGCTCTTGCGTCCGGCGCAGATCTGCTTGTAGGTCGCCGCGGGGTCATCGGACTTCGCGGCCATGGACATGGCCTTCGGGCCGTCCCAGTCGGACTCGTCGATCGACGAGGCGTCGAGCGGCTCGGCATCCCGGAGGTCGCCGAGCTGCTTGGCCTTGGCGCGCAGCCAGTCGAGGGCGGCCTGGGCGACTTGCGGGTTCATGTCGTCGCGGAGTTCGACGGTCATGGCCGCGGTCGGCTGCGTCGCCGCGCGATCGGTCATCCCGCCGCCGCCCTCGCCGTTGCTGGTGGCGCGCTCGCTGGTGACGTCGTCGCGGCCCGCGAGCTCGATCCCGCATTGCCCGCAGTATTTGCCGTCATCGTCGTTGTAGCAGCCGCACACGGGGCACAGGACGTTCTCCCACGACTCGCGGTGGTACGGCTGCGGCTGATAGGCGCCGAGCGGCTGCTGACGCGGCATCTCCTGCAGCCGCGCCATGATCCGCTCGGGGATCTCGGCGAACGCCGACAGGTCCAGGTCCGCCGGAAGCGCCGCCTGGTCGGTGCCGACCTTGTCCGCCAGGCCGGC